CGCTGCTCGAGCGAGCGGAGGGACGCCTCCTGCTCCTCGGTCATGGGGGCCGCCTCTTCGCCCTCGGGCGACTCAGTCGTCGCTTCCATCTCGGCGACAACGGCGGCGAGCTCGTCCAGCAGTGCCTTGATCTTGTCCACGGCGGAATCTCCTAGTGCGATTCGTGGCGACGCGGACGCATCGCCTACGGTCGAAACTAGGGTTCGCGGTGGGCACCCATGCAGATGCACGAGCGCGGGCAGTAAAAGACTCAGCCGACCTTGACGCGGCGAATCTCAGCCGCCGGGACGATGTGCTTGTCGGTGTTGCCGCACCGGCAGCGGAGGTATCGGGTCTGGTATTCGCCCGACCGCTGGCTCGATGCGACCACGAACTTGCCGCTCTTGCACAGCGGGCAAGAATCGCCGGATTTAGCGGCCATGCTTCCTCAGAACGTCGCGGTAGAACGCCGCACGGTTCGCGGCATATTCGCGGGCTTCGTCGTGCCGACGCCGCTCCTTGCGGAAGTGGTCGAACGACCGCTGGGCCACGGTCACGTCGGCATCGGGATAGGCGGGAAACGTGACCGGCCCAACGTCCAGCAACGAGTCGATGCGGGTGATCGTCCGCACGCTACGCCCGTCCTCGATAGCCCACGAGTCGCCGCCGCTCGGAACGGTGAAACTGAACGATGAGCCCTTGACGATCTGAGCCCGAATGTTGCTGGCGATGTCCCGCCCGTAGGTCGTGTCGGGAACGGGGAACTCATACCGCAGCCCGACCTCGTCCACGATCATCGACAGCGTGCCGGGGAACCGGGCCAGCGGGTAGTTGGCGTCGTGATTCCAGAGGGCCCGAGTCTCCAGCGGCTTCTTGCGGCCTCGCCGCTCCGAGACGATTCCGAACGCGGCCGGGTCGATCCGCTCGATGAAGTCGCCTAGGTCGAGCGAGTTGACGCCGAACTTCGCCGCGTAGCCGACGATGTATTCCCGCTCGCTGCCGTCCTCGGCACTGCGGCTCTCGACCGCTAGGAGCGGCACCGCCGACTCCACTTCGTCAATCGCCAGCGACCGTCGCTCGATGTTCATCGTCATGCTCCTTGCGTTCTCGTCTGCCGCCTCGATCTGCCGCGTCAACTTGCTTGCCCACGCCTGACCAGGGTCGCCACCCCACAGAGCCCACGCGATCCGGCCCGCACTCGGGAAGCCGTCTTGGTCGGGGCTCCATCCTTCGCCTTGCTTGTCCACCTCGTGCCGGGCGAAGTAGCTCGCCATCCGCTTCGCCGTCTCGGGGCTGATTGTCGTGCCGTTCGACAGGTCGCGTGCGCGGGCCACGCCGACTGCCGTGCCGCCGCGTCCGTACTCGCTTCGCCAATCGAGCCCCTTCTGTGCCTCACTCCTCACGCCAGCCGGGGGCGTGAAGTCGATGTGGTCGTACTTACTCGCCACGCTTCCGCCCCTTCCGCTTCGGCTTGCCGTAGGCGCTCTCCTCGACCGGCGGCGGCTCGGGCAGCGGGTCGATCTTCGTGAGCGTCGCCACCTTGTGACCGACTTGCGTCTCGGTCGCACGCCACCCGCCGGCCACCTCCTCGTAGACCGTGATGAGGGCAGCCGGGTCTTCCTCGGTCGCGTCGATCGTGAAGTCGGTGCCGGGAATGTCCAGCGTGCCGTAGTCCATGACGTGGTCGATCCGCCCGCGAGCACGCCCGCCGGATGAATCCCACGAGACGAAGTCACCCTCTGCCACGGTGCCGGGCTCGGCACGGTCTTCGGAGCGACCCGCCGGGGCGTCGGGCACCGGCTCGGGCTGGGCGATCAGTTCCGCACCCGCAGGCTGGCTGCTAGACACCCCGGCGAGGATCGCCTGCACTGTTGAATAGGGGATGCTCGGGAACGACGCGGCAATCATTGCCGCCGCCCCTTCCTTCGTCAGCAAGCCAACCGGGACCTGGGCGATGATCTGAATGAGCCCCGTGATCTGGGCCCCGTTGAGCGACACGTCCGCGACTTGCGGAGCCTCGGGCTCGACAGGCTCGCCCGGCGTCGCAGGCACCACCGGCTCGCCAGCCGCAGCGGCCAGCCCGCCCTCGACCGCCTGGCCGTCGATCTCGCTGCCCGGCTGCTGCTGGGCCAGCACGTCGCCCTCGCTCAGTTGCTCGCCAAGCGTGCCCATGTTCAACGGGCGGTAGCGAACGTCGCCGCCCTCGACCGGGTCGAGGTTCTCGGTCGCTCTGATGTCGTTCGTACTGACGACGCCGATGTCCCACATGGCCCGGTAGTACGCAGACCGGCTGGCGGCATCGCCACGCAGCAGGCCACGCACGTCGAACTCGATCAGATAGCGGTCGTCTTCCGCGATGAGGTCGCGCATGAACGCCGACTCGAACCGCCGCAGCCACGGCATGATGCAGTGGGTCACGAACGCGATGTCGCCATCCGGTGTCGCGGGGCCGATGCCAAGCAAATGCCCCGGCACGCGGAACAGACGGGCGATCTCCTCGAGCTGGTAGCGGCGAAGCTCGATGAACTGGCTGTCGGTATTGCTCGACTGCGGAATGTCGTAGGGCTTGAGCCCGCCGGTCAGCACCGCCGTGTTGTGAGCGTTGCCCACGCCGCCGTGCCGCCGGTCCCACTGCGACCGCAACGCCTCGCGGGCCTCCGCGTTGAGTTGCCCATCGGTCGAGAGAACGAACCCAGGGCGGGCACCGGCAGCGAAGAACCGCGCCCCGTGCAACTCGCACGCCCGAGCTAGTGCGATGGCGTCTTTGCACTCGGCGACCACGCTCATTCCGTTCACGCCGTCGTCGGACGGGCCGCGAATCTGGAGGATCGCATCGTCGGCGTAGACGGTCTCGGTGCCCTTGTCCTCGCGGTACTTGTACCGCAGCTTCCCGTTCTCGATCCGCTCCACCTTCATCCGGCTCGGATGCAGCGGCACGATCTGCCCGGCTTTCAGTTCGTCGAAGGCGTCGCCCCACAGGCCGACGTGGAACACCGACTGCTCGCGCCACTCGAAGCTCGTCTGCCATCCGTTGGGCTGCGAGTGCAGTTGCCGATACAGCGGCAGTTCGCGGGCGATCCGCTTCCCGCCCCCAGCCGTCCGCTCCAGCACATGCAAGGGCAAACCCGCCACCGTCTCCGCGATCACCCGCAGGCAGGCGAATACCGCCGCGACTTGGTGAGCGTTCGTCTCGTCAATCCGCACGCCAGCGTTCGACCGGCTCGATGGCTCGTCGTCCCACATGCGGGATTCGCCGGGGAGCCAGAGGATGCGGTTGTCGGCAATCATAGGAAGAAAATGTCAGGCGTGTTCGCCGGCTGCTGCTCGCTGCTCGTCCATGCCCCGATGGCTTGGCACAAGGCCACGATGCCGTCGATTCGCTCCGTTGACTTAGCCTTGCTCGGGAAGATGTTGCCGTAGCGATCCTCGTGGACGGCGACGTTGCCAGCGCACCACGACAGCACGGGGTGGCCTGCGTGGCGGATTTTCCCGTTGCTGATCAAGTTCTCCAGAGCCTTGGCAGGCGCGCTCATGGCACGACCGCCCTGCGGAAATCCTCTCACTTCCACCCCGTCCCCTTGCAGCATATTGGCGAGCATCTGCCCGTTGAACTTCAAGTCCACCGCCAACTGCCGCACGCCGTACTGGCTGCAAATCTCGCCAATGTCGCGGTGCAGCACGGTGTAGTCGGTGACGTTGCCGTCAGTGGCACGAATGTGCCCGTCCCGAATCCAATCGGTGTACGGCACCTTGTCCCGCTGGCTCCGCTCGACGGCGTTCGCCTCGGGAATCCAAAAGAACGGCAGCACGTCGATGCTGCCATCCTCGGGGTCTGGGCAGACCAGCACGAGGGCCGAGAGGTCGTAGGTCGTGGCAAGGTCGAGGCCCGCATACACGGGCCGGTCGCCGAAGTCGTGGAGGGGCAGGGAGCCTTGCTGCCACGTTTCTGGCGACAGCCAGCGAACGTCGGAGGAAGTCCACGTATTGAGCCGGTAGCGAAGAAACGAGTTGAGCTTGGTCGGCGACTGCTCGGCTTCCTTCGCGTCAAGGGCGAAGTCGCCCGGCTTGATCGTCACGCCCCACGACGGATTGGCCTGGGGCCACACGTCGGGGTCTTTCCAATCGGCGTCCTGCTCCATCTCGTAAATGCAGGAGAAGAACGTCGGATCGTGCTTCCAGTTCGCCGCGACCGCCTTGGCATATTGGTACTGCTCGTAGCAGATGCCCTTTCGGTCGTAGCCCGCCGTCGTGATCGAGCAGAGCAGCGGCTGCTCGCGGGCTGCACCGCCGTAGCGGAGAGCATCCCAGAGGCGGCGATCTTTCTGGGCGTGAAGCTCGTCGAACAGCAGCCCGTGGATATTCAAGCCCTCGGCCCGGAACGCATCGGCAGACAGCACGCGGTAGAACGAGGCTTCCTTGCGGTACGCAATCGTGCGGCGGGAGTCGATGACTTCCAGCACGCGGGAAAGGTTGGGCGAGGCCCGCACCATGCTCGCGGCCTCACGGTAGACCACTGAGGCTTGCTCACGATCCGCAGCCGCGCCGTAGACTTCGGCTCCGTTCTCGCCGTCCATGACGAGCAGATAGAGGCCGATGCCCGCGAGCAGCGTGGACTTGCCCTGCTTTTTCGCCGTCGAGACATACGCCACGCGGTAGCGGCGAGTGTCGTCGGCCAGCCGCTTCCAGCCGAACAACTCGCCGATCATCACCGTCTGCCACTCTAAGAGGGCAAACGGCTGGCCCGCGTGCTTGCCTTTGCTGTGCCGCAGCCACTCCTCGAAGAATCCGATGGCGTGCCGTGCGGCTTCGGGGTCGAAGTAGTAGTCAAGCCCCTGACGGACGGCGTCGCTTCGCAGCGTAGGCGGCAACCGGGTCTGAATCTTCGCTGCCATTCGTCGTTGACACCTGTGACCTGCTGCTCGGCGTCATGCCAAACTCTTGCTCAATCCGTAGCATCGCGGCGTGGTGGCGGTGCATCTGCGTGGCCCACGGGGCGACCTGCGTGTATTTGATTCGCAGCCTGCCGTCGGTGCTGTTCGGGTCTGGCTCCCAGTGCGTGTATTGCTCGCCTGCGACCTTCACCTTCTCATAGCAGTCAAAGTACAGAACCGTCTCGATGCAGTACCGCGTCAGCGTCGGAACGTCGGCCTCGGTCAGCACCCGCATCCGCGCGAGCGTTTGCACCGCGTCCTTCCACACCTCGACCGCCTTGCCGTCGAGTGTCTTGGGCGGAGGGAAGTCCTGCGGCATGAGGGCAGGCGTCGGCTCGTCGGACGGCAGCGCGTCCTTCGACGGGTTGCCGCGAATGTATTTCAGGATCGACGGTTCGGGGGCGGGGCCGCGTTTGCCCATTGGGATTTTCTCACGACCAGAAGAATAAGATGGCGTCCTGCCAAGCGGGCCACGTGCTGTGCGTGAAAACAGTTTTGGGAACGGAGTTGTGCCGGAAGTGTGCGAGCAGCGGCGCGATCCTTCGACGCGCCTTCTCGCAGTCCTTGTCGAACCGAAAGTGGTACTCGATCGCGAGCGCCCTAATTCCTTGTAGCGGAAGGCCGGTGTCCAGCAAACTAAATTCGCCGCCTTCAATGTCGATCTTGAGGCCGTGGGGCGAGTGCCGCTGAATCTCTGCCGCGAGGGAGATGTTCTCAACGAAACGCTGCGAACCCTTCGCCGTCGCGGACGACCTCGCGGGTGTCCGCGGGTTGAAGTTCACCGAAGTGCGGCCGCCGCTTTTCGCGGTGACAAACGCCGTCCGCACGACCGATCGGCACTGGTTGAGGGCTAGATTCTGCTTCGCCAGTTCCGTGTTCTCCTCGCACGCCTCGTAGCCGAACACGTGTGCGTTGTGCTTCCGCTCTGCCCAGACTGCGAACGCTCCGATGTTCGCGCCGCAGTCGAGCCACGTCTCCCCGTCGCGGACACCGAAGCCCAGCCGCGGCCGCTCGTAGCACCGTTTCGCGGCGACTTCCTTGCACACCGCCGAGTCGAACTCGCCGCGAACGGCGAACCGCAGCCCGCCGTGGGTCTCTACCTTGAGTCTTGTGAGGGTGCTCATGTTTCCTGCTTCTTCGTTGCCTTGCGCCGCTCCGTGGCGCTCCGGCGGTTGCGGAGGGCATCGACCTCCCCGCGCACCGTGTCGCAGTTCCACATCTGCTTGAGCGAGTAATAAACAACCGTGTAGCGGAACGAATCCGTTCCTCCTCGCTGGATCGGCGTGACGCCGTGCAGGAGCTTCTGCCCGTCGAACAGGATCAGCGAGCGGTCGCCAATCTCGAACGCCAGGTCGAGTTCGGGGCAGGCGAGATGACCGCCGGTTGCCTTATGCCGGAAGCCGAGCATCGCGGAGCAGACTTGCGAAAAGTTGCCCGCGTCGAAGTGATACTGAAGTGGGTTGTTGTAGTTCACGATTCCGCTCGTGAACACGCTACCTGGGATCATCCACTGCTCGCGGACGCGAGTTGCAACGTCTTTGTGGTGCAAGTGGATTGCCGGAAAATGCTTCTGGTAGAACTCGTCGATCGCACGAGCCGCCGCACATATGGCGTCGTGCTCGGCAGGGTGATCGATCGCCATCGACACGGCGCGACACGGGTGTCCACGCAGGACATTTCGCGGTGCGTAGCCGAAGATGCGGCTCGTTGATACTAGGCCGCTTGTTCGCGTGCTCGTCGAGTATTTCACGCACTGGACTGCGGCTCGCGCTCGCTCGACGGCAGGATGGTTCACTCGCGCGATGTAGATGATCTTCGGCTCGCCGCCGACCGTCACCGTGCAGTCACTGGTGATGAGGCGTGAGCAGTCGCCTTCCTTGGCGGAACGCTTCTGCATCGCACGAACGTCGATGTCACGAAGGGTCGCGTCGAGAAACTGCATAGCCGTTCGCCTCCAGCATGTGAAGCACGACCTCGGTGTTGTTGGACAGGGCGAACTTCTCGGCGTAGTCGCCGAACGATTGCACAACGCTCTCGTAGTCCTCCTGCTCAAACACCAGCACGATCTGCCGGATCGCGCTCGCCGCGTAGTCGCGGTCGGTGTCTGCTCCAGCAGCTTCGGTCGCTTCGACGGTCTGCGGAGAGCCGTCGAGGTCTTCGTACAGCCCGGCTTGTGCCGCAGTCTCCGCGATCAACTCCTGCAACGCTTGGCTGCTCGTGTTGACCGTGTGCAGCAGTTCCTCGAACCGAGCCGCGTCGGAGTCAGCCATCGCGGCGAGCGGATCGAGCGTCGCGAGGAGTTTGTCGGCCTCGGCCTCGGTCACGTCGAGGATCAGCACCGGCACGTCGCCGTCGCCAAGCGTCTCGGCTCGAAGGTGGCCGTCGATCAGCATGAGCGAGCCGTCGGGCAACTCGCGTGCGAGGCAGGCGTCG